ATATAATATTTTTCATCCATCTGATTTTTTTGGTGTGGATTCTCGTTGCACCATTTTTGAATGATCGTAAACAACTGGAATTTTACTCGATGGTTATTCCTTTTTTATTCTATCATTGGTCTGTGAATGATGATACTTGTGCGATTACACAGGCAGAGTCTTACATTACAGGTAAACATAAAGATGAAACTTTTATGGGTCGGGTTGTCGGACCTATATATAAGATGGAGGACAACGAGGTGAATAATCTCACAAAAACCATGTTCTTTGTTTTATGGGCATTTGTTCAATATCGCCTCGGACATTTTGATAGTTTTGTTTCCGAACTCAAAAAGTTTATTAAAGCCAAGGGTCGAAGGTAAATTACAATGGAAACACAACAACACATCAAGGCTTTGAATGAAAACCTCGAAATCTATCATAGAGGATATCTCCACGAACTCGGTCTGTACGAAGAAAAAATCCAAAATATCGAAAAACAGATTGCGAAATGCAAGTCCGATACAAAAAGGGATATCTTAGAAAAACAGATGAATAGTTATGAAATGCATATAGAACGTCTTGATCAACATATGGAAGAGAATACACACAAGGTTCAACATAAGATCAAAGAATTATCCAATAAACTCGCGGTAATTGAACGCGAAAAACATTCAATCAAAACTAATATTGAAAAGCTCAGAATGGGTCTCGAACAACGTAACCCATGTGATATCTTCGATATGTTGGAGTGTTTGACAAATGCTGTTTGTATTCTTGATGAAACTATTTCTTCGCAAGTTCATGAGCACGCTTCACAAACGCCTTGTGACGACCAATCTTAGGGTCTGCCGCAATTAAACGTAAAAGAGTAGCTGTTGGAATTTTTGGTGTATTTCCACGAGGTTTTGGTGTCGATTTTAATTTTTTCTTTGCGTTTTTGAGTTGTTTAATCGTGGGAGCCATTTATTATACCTAAATATAATTAATTGGAGAATCTCCAAACCTAAACTTTTCAAAAGGGTTCAACACAAACGTCTTATAGTTATAATACAATAGCATACATATTGCATCGGCAATGTCATGTTTACGCTCTAATTCTATTTCACTCTCTATACATCTTTCTGCAATTTGAGTCGAACGTTCTTTTCTTTCTTCATAGTTTAAATGTCTCATATTGAAGTGACTATGTACACTTGTGGGGTGAACTAATTGAACTTTATCTTTGAACATATAGTGTATAAGAATTTCAATATTTTGAAAACCACCTGGAGGTTGTCTTTCTATGAGTATTCTTTCAGCAGAGTTAAATAACTCTGCATGATCTTCTATAAATAAAGGAACGATGTCAACAAAATCATTTGATCGATTGTATTTGTAATCTTCGAGGCTAATTTTTTTCATGAATTCAATTTGAACTTTAGGGTTACCTTTACATTCAGCAATCACAATACCCATGTTATGATACCCGATATCTATCGCCAATATCCTCATGGATGTAACTAAAAGATTTTCCTTAACTATAGTAAATGAAGAATAGAACAAAACTGAGGCTGATGTGGTTTATGTTATTTGTGCTAACTTTGGTAGTTGGTTACATGTGGTACAATCCAAAGTTAGTTGAAGTCCCAGTTGAAGTCCCAGTTGTCGTTGTACCCCCACGACCTTTACCAACACAAGATGTTAGGAGAGAACCCGAATTCAGGGGACCACCCATTAAGAAGTACAAACCTGGGCGTACACAACAGATGGGTATTCTCGTAGGTGGAAATGGTGAAACTTTACCTCTTTATGGTAAGGAAGTAAGTAATAGGCGCGATCGTTATCATTATTATACAACAACCGGAGGTGACAACCTATACCCCATCCCAGTAAGTCATGAGGGACGAGACTGCATAGATGATATAGGATGTCAGGAACTCTACGGAAGTGAAAATGTTAATGTCACAGGTAAAACCGATTCATTCGATGTCAAGATGTACAGGACCGATGATTTTTTTTAAGATATCATATTCTCTCTGTTGGAACCCAGAACTTTTGGAGAATTTAGATTTTAGATTCAGGAGTTCTTTAATGGTATCTTCATCAAGACTTTTAACAAAATCCCTCTTAGTCTCGATATCGTCAAGTTGATTATGTTCTTTTTGTGCCTGAACGTATGGCCATGTGTGTTTACGTAGAGCATCCACTTCAATTTGAAGTTGTATGATCTGAGGTATAAGAACTTCTCTGATTAATTGTTCTGACATATTTACATAAAGGTATTTATCTTTATGTAAATATGAAGATCCTTTACAATATCCTTTGCCCCCCAAAAGTTGAAGGTAGTTCCTCTTTAAAAGACAAACGAAGGTTCTTAAAAAAGATTGCACCGGGATTTGCAAAATGTTTAGATGGTAGACTTCCAATAGCATCTTGTAAAGCTGAGTTCTATATGAAGTTTCATTTTATAGTGGATGATAAAATTTCAATTGAAAGATTTAAATCATTTGTCGATAATGTATACTATGATGTATTGAAAGATGTACTAATACACCTCGATGAAGTGATACATATATCAGAGGTTGTAAAGTATATATCATCCAAAGGTTATCATGAAAAGATATATCTTCGAATGATCAAAGATGGAGAAATTGATAGCTTTGAAGATTTTCTCAATTACTAGTATATGCAGTATCTAGAACTGAAAAATAAAGCTAAAAGGCAAGGTATCCGCGTCACGAAAGATGTCAAGGGGAAACGTGTCCAGCTCACAGCTAGGGAACTTCGCGCTAAAATCTCCAGAAATTTTGAGAATAGTGTGAAAAACGCTCAGAAAGTTATCAAGATGTGCCAAACTATAGTAGTCCCAACTCGGTACGTGGGCGCCCCCCCTCCACCGCCACCACCAGGTCCTATCTCGAAGAGACCTGTAATAAACGCTAAGCGTGCGGCACTTATGACTGAACTGAAAAGTGCATTAAAAAAGAAAGGGTTGGCTAATAATAAGTAATGGAAGATACATTGAATTTAGGAAAAGTTAAAACCTTCTTAGAAACTTGGAGTGGTGAAAATGTAGATCAAGCATACTCACTACTTTACGACTATTCAAGACTATTCCGAGAAAATGATAATACTGAAACGTTCGTAAAGCAGTATCTTGGTGAGGAACTTTACGAGCGTCTAGAAATTACAATTACTTTTTTGAAAGAGTTTGAAAAATTCAAACGAAGTTTAAATCAAATCTCTTTGACATAAACATTTTAACACCATCAAAAGTTGGATAACTCCAGAGATACCAACGGGACCAAAAACCAGCCCCGTCGATACCACTTATCTTCCAATTCTCTTTATCGCTTCGATCGACATTTAACATTTTTGTTTGGATCTTCTTAGGATTTCGTTCTTCCAATGTTTGTCTGGGTACATGACCCCCATGACGCAACACATATGAACGCATACGTGAAGGATTCTTGTGTTTGGTATAGTCTGAATATCCACGTGCTCCAAAATCAACTTTTCTACCGTCTTCTAAGATAGCCCTAAACTTCTTTTTGGGGTTAGGACTGCGAATAACTTTGACGCGCATACTTATATTTTATGAAGATTTAATTTTTACAGGCACCACAATAAGTCTCTTTCCTAGAGGCGAATAAGCTTTGTTCAGGACCACGCTTTATACGGAACAGGTGATCATAAAAGTGAAGAAGACCTATGGTGAGTCCGAGGGTACCAACAACAACACCATTCTTCTTACGAGCCACGAAAGCGAAATAAATTACGAGAGAGATGAGAAATGCCTGTATCCATGTAACCTTGGGTAGGGGGGGAATTACAAAACGTTTCTCTTGGACCTCGACTTCTTCAGTGGGTTCTGGTTCAGCATATTTGGACTTGTATCCGTACACCATTTTTTATTATATCACGAGAAAATAAATGTGGAAGACTTCTCTTGGTGTTGCATGGATTATGATTATGCATGATTATATGAAGCTACCCATAGATCGATTATATTTCACAAATCTATGGCGTCCATTTCTTGGTATACAAAACACATTTAGGGATATCATCTATAGTCTACCAGATCCAAAAGGCCCTCCCGGTCTTTTATTGTTAAAACTCCACTTCCTGAGAATACAGGAAGAATTTGAAAGAGTTTCAGCAACTCTCCCTAAAAAATACCAACATGATTACGATAAGTGGTCACCCCATAACATGAATTATTGCTTTTATGATGTCAATACAGATTTTCCTCTTCTTAAGGGCTTGATTGATCAAATTTCATGTATATCCAAACATAAACCACATTTTGCAGTTATAGATGGTCCCATGGTGATACCACCACATAGGGCTGAATCAAATGAATTATTAAGGTACCAACTCACAATTAGGGGTGAGGGTGATTGTACTTTATACACTGACATGGGTAAATACGTACACAGAGAGGGTGAAGATTACCTCTTTGATCACGCAAGGTATCATGAATTAATAAAGACTGGAAATAGTCGTAGAGTTGTACTCATTTTGGACATTCATAGGTGACTCCTACATACCGCAATATACATATCACTACCACCTATGAGTTCCAGTTCTCTATTGTCCACAATTCTCTTCGTGAATGGACCGGCATTTCCATTATTACAACACATACATAGTGCTGAGAGTTTGGTAACATCACACGCGAGTGGAATACATTCGATAAGTTCACCGAATTTCCTTTGAAAAGAATCTGCATCAAGACCGGCCAATATCACCGACTTGTTCACATGTAGACAACACTCTACAAACTTCTTGAGCCTTGGAAAAAATTGCGCCTCATCGATTGCGACTATATCACTACGATCAAACTCGTCCGTGTTAATAACATCAAATAGATCATACACTTTATGACAATCGAACTTTATATTGTCATGGGTTTTCAGAACTTCTTCGGGAGATCTTGTATCTTTCGCAGAATTTACAATTATGATGTTTTTTCCGATCACTTTCAACCGCTTGAGTCTTCGTATAAGCTCTGAAGTCTTACCTGAAAACATGTTTCCCATAATAATTGAAAGACTCATATTCAACTTATTGTTAATATAATA